GCCACTGTTTCGTGTGTATAACGAGATGTATAACCTTCGTTAGCTGTATCAAATCTGACACCACTACCTTCAGCTTTTACCTCTGCATTACCAAATCCCACGATTAGTGTTTCTTCTTCAAACGCTCTATCAGAAGTTTCTGTATCAAAAATTTCTAAATGTTGAGCTTCGTATCTAGCATATTCCATACCGAACAAAGCATTAAGACCTGGCTCTAATTCTTTAGCTAATTGTGCTCTATTAATTGCCATTATTTATACTCCTGTTGGGTCGATATAGAAATGCTCATTAAATTTAACTATAACGTTTACGTTAGCTGAGCCCGTTGTACTGTTATCTGGGTCACTCGAAAAGCCCATGATTCTAAATGTCGCAGTTGTTGCGGCTGTTGTGCCAGATAATTCTACTGCGGACATACCAGTTTTGGTAGAACCAGCAGTATAGGAAATATCTGCATTTAAGCCAACATCAGTTTGAGCTGGAGAACCTGCACTTTGAATTTCAAATACAGCATCGGGGTCATCATGTACAAACGCTACAATATCAGACGCTACAGTGCCATCAGGGTAATGAGATTTGAATACAACATCACCGTTAGTATCGGTAAATTGACAACCTCTAAATACACCAATAGACTCATCACCAGCAGCAGATACCAAAATAGTACCAGCGTTGGTCATTTTCACTAAATCGCCTGAAAAAATATTCCCTGAAGCACCAGAGGCAATTTTATATTCTGTTGTTCCATTAGTAGTAACACCAGAACCTAATTTACCTACAAGTCTTGCTCCAAATGGGGCATTTTTGTTAGACATAATAAGTCACCTTATATTTGTTATTTTAAATTTGGTAATCAACTACGTTGACCACCGCCAAAAGTTACTTTGCTTTTTCTCTCTGGATTTAAAATCGGAGAGCTTGGGTCTGATTCCTTCATCATATCATTATCAATAGCTTGTTGCTGTGTTTCTGCACGTTTGGCGAAATAGGAGTTTCTCTCTTCACGTGTTTCATTTGGAATCCTTGCCAAAAGCAAACCACCTCTTTTAACAACTCCTGCATGCTTGCCTTCATCCATAGACGTATATTTTTTTTGCTCTGCCTCGGTAAGTTCCTCATGTCGAACGAGTTCAAATCCCTCACTCAGTCTATCAGAAATATTACCTCGGTCTTCTACGCCTACAGTTTCAGCTCTAATCCACCTGTTGGTATAACCTTCAGGTGCAGCAGGAGCGTCCAATTTAGATGGTGGGCTCCATGGTTTGCGAGCGACATTATCAGCTCGAGTGTCAGCAGAACGTTTTGTTCTGTTTGTATTTTTGTTATCTTTTTCAGTCATAACTATTACCTTTTAACATATTTTGCGTACTCTGTTAAGGGTACGTTTAATCTTTTTGCCATTTGAACTTCTGCTGGAGACAACTTAACTTGTCTTTTTGAGCCGCTTTTACCAGCTACTCTACCTGCCGAAGCCACCTTTTGTTGAGGCTTCGATTTAGCAGAAGACTCTCCAAACTCTTGCGGAAACTTTTCACGCATCCTTTTATCTACTTCATTGTAATAATCATCAGATTTTGGGTCATACCCTTCTGATATTAACGATTTATCTATAGAAAAAGCTGCTAAAGTCATAATCTCATCTTCGCCAAACCAACTGTTTTTATCAACCCAAGCCTCTTGTTTTTCATCTAATTTGGGCGGTTGTGTTTGTGCAGGCGGTTGTGCATACGTTTCTTGAGGATTTTGCGGTTGTAAAGGCTGAACAGGAACGTTTTGTTGGATTGCTGCCTTAGACACATTAACTTTATTCTCTTCAACAGCTATTTTAGCTAAAACATCTTGTGCTTTTGCGACTTTTTCAAAATCTTGCACTTCATGTGCAGCTTTCAAAGCAGACATAGCTTGTTGTTTTTGTGATTTAAGCCTATTTTCGGCTTCCATAAGGTAAGACCTATCCAAATTAGAACTTTTTGCTCTAAGTTGTTCATTTTCTGCTGCTGTTCTCTTTGCGTATTCATAAGCAGATTCTTGGCCCCTTTCTGCTTCACGAAGCTTTCTAGTAAGTGTATTTATTCTTTTTTGAACGCTTTTTGAATAATCTTCTAACTCATCTTCTTTTTTTGTTTCTTCTGTATCTGAAACATCTTCTATTTGTTCATCTGCTTCTTTATCTACAGGCTCTCTTGGTATCTGAGTTTGTTCTTTTTCTTCTTCAACAGGTTCGATTTCAACAACCTGACCTTCGTCTATTTCTGTTTCTTCTACTGCTTTTGCATTTTCTTCAGACATATTTTCTCCTTATACTGCAAGAATATCGTCAGGGTCTAATATAGTCGCTATAACCTCATCATCATTTATGATACGGCACTCAGACTCGTCACCAAGTCTAAATCTAGCTCCAGCATATCTACCTATCAATACCCATTGTTTTTCCTGACACCACGGATGGTCAAACTTACTTGTATCCTTGTAGCAATCAGGACCCATTTTTACAACATAACCAACAACCGTAGCTAAAGACTCTCTATCTACTGTTTGTTGAACTAAGTGTATTCCACCTTCAGTGACCGCTTTACCTTTGTATGGTAACAAAAGTATTCTCCAACCTGTTGGTTGTGGCATACGGTCTAAAAATGATTTTTCTAATAGTGTTGGGTCTAATACCCGTGCAGACTCTTTTACATATGCAGGGTTTTCTTGTGATTTCACACCATCTTTTTTTGGTGTTTCGGTATTTTTTTGTTTTTGCTCTGCCTCTATAGACTTTGCAACATGGTCAGGTACTTGAATCTGTGACATCTTGTTGTGTTTTTCCTAGCAGTTCTCTAAATATATTTTCTGCGTCAGCGAGAGAACTGTACCGCCCACGCAAATATTCATATTGAGAAAAATCACTACAGCCTGCTAACATTGCATCTTTAGTGTCTTCTCTTCTTGCTTCAATTTCTTTTAAAAATTTTTTAGCAAGCCAAACTGAATCCATTAATAAACGCCAGAAAACTTGCCGCCAAATTCAGCAGCACCCATGCCTCTACATTTACCTTTACCCATTCCTGGTTGTGGCTTTGTATTAGCCTTAAAAGTACCAGCTTTAGTTTTTAAAGACGCATTGCCTTTATTGCTATAGCCATTTTTATTTTTTAATACTTTTGGTGTTTTCTGTTGATTGATTTCTGTTCTTTTAATCATGTGGTTTATTATTATGTGTGTTTTTGAAATTTGCAAGTTTTATTTTTGATTTTGTATATCCATCAATTTGAATCTAGCCTGTTGTTCTAGCCTAGCTCTAGCTGTTTCATCACGCAATTCTGCAATATCTTCCATTGCACCTATACGTTCTCGGTCTACATTGATACGTCTTTGTGCTTCAGCTGCTTTACGCTGTTCTTCTTGTATAAACTGTTGTTGTTCTAAAGACAACTCTTGACCTTTAAGTGCTAACTCTTGTTTTCTGATGGATACAAGTGGGTCTTCGTCTTCAGGATTTGCAACCTGTTGACTGAACTCTTGTATAAGCTGTGCCAAAATTGGTGCAGAAAATTGTGCAAGTATATCTCCAGCCTGTTGCACAAGTTGTTCTGCTTCTGCTGGACTTGCCTGTTGAGCTTGCTGTTGTATTTGTTGATATTGTTGTTGAACATCAGGTGGCATTTGTTGTTCAGCCATAGAATCTGCTTTCATTTGCAAATGTTGCATGATGTGTGAATGTATTAGTGCTTGCACTTGTGCGTTCATCTGCACAGGTGGTGTTTGTAGTAGTGCTAAATGTGTTGCTATATGTGCATCATGGTTTTGTTGACCAAAAGCTTGTGCCTGTTGCCCAAGCAACAACTTGTTGTTTTCAAACCCTGCTTCCATAGGTTTTGGGTCTGTGGGTGGTGGTGGTGTTAATATTTGCTCAATATTATCTACACCTATCGCAGCATACATACGTTTGTAAGACTCATAAATACCATTTGGCCCATGAATTTCTGGATTGGATTGAACCAAAGCCATCATCTCTTGTGCCATGGCTATTCTTTGCGACTGACTAAATATATCTGGATTTGAAACTGGGAAAACATCTATATTGTCATCAAAATCAGATAATTTAATTGTAGACTCACCATTTGCAATTGCATAAGGATATTCTGGTGGTAAATACTCTTGAAACACTTGTGCAAGCAATCTAAATTCTTTTTTCTGTGAATTATGCAATCGTTTGTGTATAGCTGATAAAACTTTTGTAGAACGTTCTAAAAGAGCTAGAGTTGTACCTACAGGTGCATTTGGATTACCTTTACCTGTATTTATTTCTGCTATTGAAGCAAATTTTTTACCACCATCTACTAAAATACCTAACAAATCTAGCAAAGTTCTACTTGGTTCTTTAAATGGTAGAGGCTGTATAGCTTGACTTAATACACCACCAGGGGCATCGACATCTCTAAACTCTCCAGGCTGTAAAGGCACATCCTCATCTCGTATTCTAATGCCACGAGTTTTAAAGCCTGCTGGTAAGTTTGCTAGTGTGCCTGCATCAATTAATTGTCTAAGTATTGAAGTTGAGGCTTTTGATAAACCACCAATCATATGTGTCAAACCAAACCCATAAAAACCTAAACCAGGTAAAAATTTAAAATGCACAAAGTATTCTATTTTGTTTTTAAGTGGGTCTTCTTCTTGGTAGTTTCTTCTGATAGACAATATATCATTTGAGCCTGCATCAATAGTAACAATGTATGGTAGTTTTACACCTGTTGGTTCGCCATTGTCATTAGTATCTTCAAAACCATTAAGTTCTAAATTACAATGCACTTCATACAAAATTGATACTTCACCCGTATCGTGTGCAGCTTGTATGCCTGATAGTTTTTCTATTTCTTCTTTGACATCTGAGGTGTTTGATACGTCATCTCCATAGTCAACATCAACGCTTCTGTAAAACCCTATGGCTTGCAGTTTTTTTACTTCGTTTTCTGCCATTTTTACCACGTTTGTAATTCTTGGGCAGGATTCTAAATCAGTCGTATAGTAGGGGACAATTAAATCTTCTGGTGCAACAAATTTTGATACTGCTCTACCTAGAGCTTCATCGTAATATACTTTTTTAAACGCAGAACCAGCCAAAGGTAGATAAAACAACATTTGGTCAAGCTCTTCATCAAACTCCTCCATAACATGAGTTATTTGATAGTTCATAAACTCTTTGACTCTTTGTGCTTGTTCCTCAACAGCTGAACTATAAGCACCAACTATTTGTGTTTTGACAGGTCCACCTGAAGGTAGTAATTCTTTATATGCTTGTGCCTGAAAGGTTGTTACTGCCTCTCCAAGCAACGGGTGTATCACACCTGATGCACCTTCAAAGGGTTCAGACCTTTCGTCATCAAACTTCATACCTAAGTATTTAAGGCCATCTGTGTAAGTTCTTTCCCAGTCCTCACGTGATGCTTTATCTTTTTCTATACCATCTAATAGCTCGTTTGCTATTTGCATGAGTTCGGATTCATCCATAGATTCTGCTAAGTTTTCATCAAACCCTGTCATGCGTGGTTCTTGTATGCTTGATTCTAATACAGCACTACCATCTTCTTGCATGATAAAATCTTCTTCGCCAGCTTCTTGTATAGCATCTAATGCTATTTGCATACCTTCGTTGCCTAAAGGTATTTGATTTTCTTCGTTGAGTACGGTTGGATTGATGTCTTTTTCTATTGCCATTAGTAATATACCCTTCTAACTGGTGACTTTTGTCTATCTTGGTAATCATCATCAAGTGATACCAAGCCCCCCTCTCTAAATCTCATTAGAGCTTGTGTCATAGTATCACATAAATCATCGTTTTTACCAAAAGGAAAGGCTGCACACTCTTCAATCATTTCTTCAGCAAACTTTTTTTGCGGTGCCCAAACCAAACCAGATTCAAATATAGGTGCAACTGAGTGCATCCTTGTAGACTTATCATGTCCTCTTGTGGGTGAATAATTGACCACAGGTATGCCTAATCTACGTAGTTCATGTGTCAAAGGTGTTCCAGATGCTTTTGCTTCAATTAACGTCATGTCTGGCTCCCAATATTTATATTCATTAAAAGCAATACGTTTTAGTTCTGGAAAATCCCATCTGCCTTTTTGTGCATCTAGCAAAACAATACACTCAGGAGAATCAGGAGTAGGTTGAAACACACCCCATGTTGATATGGCAGAATAGTCTGCATTTTCTTTTTTTGAAAACGCAGTATCGTAGCTTTGTATTATGTAACTAACAGGCGGTAAAGAATCATGCTCCCACATATTCCACCATTCACGTTTTATAATTGAACCTTCTTCTGATGTAGGATTTTGCATCCATTGTGCATTCCATTTTTGCACAGGTAGTGAGGCTTTTACTTTTTCTAATTCTTTAAGCTCCCAAAACTCAGGCCATAAAGAGTTGTTAGTTTCTGGAAAGATAGCAGGAAACTCTACAATCTCCCATTGGTCGGCTGCTTCTTCTTTCTGTGCATCTAATAGTTTTGCAGTCAAATCAATGGTGCTCCACCTAGTCATTACAAGTATGATAGCTCCACCAGGCTGTAAACGCTGTCTAGGTCCAGAGGTGTACCACTCCCAACATGATTCTAAAGCACTAGGACTTAATGCGTCTTGTTCTGAATGTGGGTCATCAATAATTAATAAATCAGCACCACGACCTGTTATAGCTCCACCTACACCTGCTGCGAAATATTCACCACCTTTGTTTGTTTCCCATCTACCTGCTGACTTGGAATCGGCTTGAAGCTCCACTTTATCAAAAATACGTTTGTATTCATCTGTGTCCATCATATTTCTAACTTTACGACCAAACCTTACAGCCAGCTCGCCTGTATGAGTAGTCTGCATAATTTTACGGTTAGGTTGCTTACCCATTATCCATGCAGGAAAATAAGTAGAACAAAACTCTGATTTAGTATGTCTGGGTGGCATATTGACAATAAGTCGGTTTATTTTACCGTTAGCAACATCTTCAAGTTTTTGTGCAAAGATTTTATGATGACGACCACAAACAAACTCTGGCCACATATATCTCACATATTCTAAAAAACTATTTTGACATTTATTTTGATTTTTTAATAACTCTAAGCGTTCTTGTAGAACAAGGGTTTCTTTAATTTCTTGGTCTGATAAATGTGCTAGGTTCAAAACTGCCTACCAAATTCAATATTTAGTGGTTGTCCGAAAGTAAGTTCACGCAATTGTGTATCAATGTTGTCAGGCATATTTATTGTTTGTGTTGCTTTTGGTTCATATGTTAGGTTAAAAAATCCACCTGTTTCAGGATTTTCGTACATATACTGCAAACGTAAGCCAGCATTTTTCAGTGTGTCTACCATAAACGATAGTCCGATAGAGCCTCGACCACCAAGCCTTGTACCTGGAGCAACATTAAATTCTTTTATAGGTACAAGACTTTGCCCCTCGCCACCTAAAATATCAATTTCATATTTACCGTATAGGTCCTGATTAGGTTCTTTTGATATTTCTAATGTGGTTGGTATTTGATAGGTTTGACCATACAACGAGTCTGCAGGAAAAATATTTTTATCCAAAGTATATCTGCCAGATAATGCGTAATCACGCCCTGGTTGTTTCATTACATCAAATTGAAAAGGACTTGTTTTATCACCTATTTTTAATTGTGCTTTGGTTTCAATATCAGAGCCAGGTGTTTTAGTTACATCAATTTGTAAGGGCCCTTTTTTAATATCGCCCAACGTATAATCTGCGTACAAACCAGGTGGCATATAATCGCCTGTAGCACCAAATATATCTAAATCACCAAACTTACCTGATTCAGTAAATCCTAATCCAGCAGCAGTTTTAACATCACTATTTGGGTCTTTAAAAGCACCAAATGCTAAATCAACGTTACCTGGCAAGGGTATCTCTTTTGTAATTTGTGCACTATCTAGGCCTACATTTACATCTACAGGCAAATTTAAAGCAGATATTGCTTCATCAATTTTTCTTAATTGAAAAGCATCTTTTCTTTTTGCAAACTCTTTGCTTGGGTCATCTGCTTGTAAAATATCTGCTATAGCATCTTGATATGGTAATTTAAGAGACTCAGCTAAATTTTTTGATACTTGGCTTTCTATATCTTTAACAACGTCTTTGCTTGCATCAAAATCTTGATACAACTCATCTAGTGGTCTACCTTTGAATAAATTGTCATAAACTCTAAATTCTAGAAGTTTTTGTATTTCTTCTATTTTATCTTCTAGTTCCGCTTTTGAAGTTGGTCCACCTTCTGCAAAACTTGCATAATATTGGGGTTCATTACCAAAAAAACGTTGCGATGTTGGGTCTCTATAAGTAAAACTATCTGGGTCTGTAGTGCTTAAACCAAATTGTTTTAAATAATCTTCTGATTTTTGATAATCTCGATGTATGCCTTCCATTGCTTCTGGATTATTGTATCTACCGTATTGGTGTGAGTGTGTGCCTAAGTTATATCCTAAGAAATCTACTAGAGACTCACGAGCCGTTTTACTCAAAAATTCAACGTTAGGGTCACTTGGTATCAGACCTTTAATGCCTGGCGGCAATAAATATTTTACATTTCTTAACCTATCTATAGGTTTACCTGTTATTGCTTCATCTCTGTATTGACCTACATGAAACAACTCTTCATTTAAAGTTCTCAGTTTTTCAATGTAATTCTTTTTTACATCAATATTTATAATAGCTTCGCCTGATGGTTCAATAAATGGTCTAGACATTAGTGCAGTAGACCTTGGTGTTTCTCCGCTCACTTGAAACACAAAATCAACCATTTTTTGTTTTTTACCTTGTGGATTACCAAATTCATAATCTTGAACAGTAACATTGTGGTCTTTTTTTAGTCTTTTAATTAATGCAAGGTATTGTTTTTCTGCTTCTTTCTGTTTTTGCACATCTTGTATGTAGGTGTAAAAATTGCTTTCTGGGTCAGACGCGTTCATAGTGTTTTGCATATTTTTGTATCTGCCACCATCTTTATTCAAAAAATTCTCAGGCTGCACTTTACGAAAATATTCATAAATATCATCTTGCGTAATTTTTTTATCTAGGTAAGCATCAGCTAAAACATATAGTGAATAACCTGACGTTTTATTACCAAATTCATAATCTTTTTTTAACTTTGTTTCAATAGCTAATGGACTGTTTTCTAAACCAAGTTCTTTAAACTTGGGGTTTATTACATCTTCATGTAAGTCTTGTATGTCAGTATTTAAAATTTTAAATACTTTATCTTGATAGTTAAATGGAATTTTATAGGTGCTTTTGATGTCATCGCTTTCTACTGCACCACCTTTGGCAAAGGCATCAACACCTTTTTCTGCAAGAGCTTTCTTTAGTTTGTCGGTAAATTTAATATAAGTACCGTCATAGATGGTATCAGTGCCTTCTATTTTATGTAGAACACCAGTTCTGTCTTTGGCATTGGGCAATAGTTCGTTAATTACTTTGGCTATTTCTTTTTCGTTAGCTGCGTATTGGTCGAGAGTAATTTTATCAGGATTACCTCGAGCTTCATCTATTAATTGTGCAGGACCAGCATGAAAACCATCAGCACCTTCATCGTATGCTTTTGCTATACCTCTTCTTATTGGTAATTTGCCATAGTTTGAAAGCATAGGCATTTCACCTTTGATGTTTTTATATCCACTTCTTTGTGTAACAACATAAGGGTCTATAAATGGTAGTGAATCCTTATCGACTAAATCAACCACATTTTTGACAACAGCGTCACCGTCTCCTGTTTCCATAAACATTTTTGATGGGTCACCCATATCATCAAAAAAAGCTTGGAGCAAGCCAGACCTATCCTCATAATCTATTCCTTTATAAACTCTTTGGCCACTGGCATCGACCATATTAAATATTTCATCTTGACTTAAACCAATAGCGTCTGCAAAGGGTTTACCTGTAGCTCTTTCAAATTCTCTTGGTGTTATGCCAAATTCTATATCAAACCCTTCAATACTTTTTGCCAACTCTTCTACTTCATTTGCTGCAGGTTTGCCTGCTGCTCTAAGCTCTCTAATTTTTTCTATAGATTTATTTGCATCAATCAATCTTTTATTAATTATTTTTTGAGCAACTGGGTCTTCAAAAGCAGAAAAATATTTACCAGTTTTGTTAGTAAATTTTAATAAAATTTGTTCTTGTTCAAATGGAGTAGAAACTTCTTTTAAAATTTTATCAAATAATTTATCCAAATCTTTTCTTGCCATTTCTCCAGCATTTTCAGTTAGGTCTTGTAAAAAGTTACCCTCTAATCCCCCTAAATCCATATAGACCTTAGAAAAAAATTCTTTTTTTGTTATTGCTGTGTAATTTACTTTATCACTTGCACTTGAATACACACCTTTTAAAATCTTTCCTTTACTTCTTACAAATCTGGGTGCACCTTGAACTTCTTCAAGAAAAACTCTCCCCATAGTCTCAGCAATATTTTCAACCATGTCTTGCGTACGGAAATTTTCAGGTAAATTTCTGAAATCTGGAGATGGTGCAGATAGCTGTGCTCTTTTAAGATATTTGTCTGTTGCTTTTATTAATTTTGTACGGTCTGTACCAAACAATCTTTGGTAATCTTCTGGTCCTAAAATTTCTTTTAAGGTGTCAACATCTTTAGTTTGCAAAGCTTTGTGAGCTTTTGGTGTTAAAAGCCTTTTATAAACTTTAGAATTGTCATCTACTGCTTCAGATAAATTTTGCAAATTTCGTGCACCATCCATGCTTAAAACATCTTGCAAACCAGCAAATCTTGTTTTTTTTGCTTTTTGAAAACCTCTTAGTTCATGTTGCATGTAGTCTGATTGTATTCTTACAGTAGATGAAAACTTATCTGTTGGTTTCAACTTTAAGTCATCTATCATGTCTTGTATTTTCTTTTGCACACCAGAGCTTGGGCTTGGTATGCCCTCACCAACTTCATTGGTCGCAGGGTTGCGTAAAGCAGGTCTAAAATT